TGTTCACACCATTTATCTTGATAGTCTTTCCAGATTTCTAAGTGTTCAGTAGCTGACAAGTCCTTTCTAGTCAACGCACCTTTAGGACTCTTCATCGGAAAGTAAAAGACATAAGTGTGTTCTGGTTTAGTAAGATCATCTTCATGGTATACTCCTGCATCAACCATCATCCTAGCTAAAGGATCTTTTTTATCTGCTCTTACTGTACGAAGGTAGTATGGGCTATGTCTAGTGTGAATACCAGAAGCACTATCGACCAGTTGGCTAACCGTTCCACTAGGCTTCACACAGGTTATCGCTGCGGATTGGGGTATGCCTAGTTTCTTAGCCCATACTTTATTCATATCAATAGATATATTTTTTAATTTATCTAAATCTATTTTACCGTTTATCATATCTTTATTATCCATGATCCCTGTAAGAGATACACCAAGTAAAGATTCTTCTTCTGTATTGTGTTTCCATTTGCTAGTTAAGTATCTAAAGTTTGTAAGCGTAGCTTGGAACGTACCAAGAATTGTAGCAGCTTTTACTTTAGCTATTAAAGTATCTTCATTATCGTCAGGTCTTACAACAACCTCAGTAAGATTACAGAACTGTTTGTTTCGTAGGATAATTTCACTACAAGGATTACATCCGAAATCTTTATAATCTTCTCTCCTACCGTTCTTAGAAGCTTGTTTTTCTGCGGCTTGTCTATTGAATATACCACGCTCACCACTTTTAGATTCATACAGAGATAACCATTCACGCATAAATGCACCTGGTTCTGCAACATCTGTATAGGCTACAGAGTTATTAGATAACGCTCTCTGCTGATTGTCTTCCCACCAAGCACCTGACTTAGCGTTACGCATACGGTTGTCTGAGAGGTTGCTGAGAGAGATTAAAGCACTTCGCCTTACTCCTCCTACGACTACCACTTCTGCGACCTTACACATCAAATCGTGACAGTCTATAGAGACAAGCTTACGCTGTCCTTTTGTAATAGCATCACGGAATATGTTGATAGTAAAATCAAATAACTCTTCAAGAGGAGCAGGGCCACTTGCTCTGCCTCCAAATGTTTTTAATCTAGCACCGTAAGGTCTAATGTTAGAGACATCCCACGTAGGAATTTGACCTGCATAAAGTAAAGATAACAATTCTTTGTAGGACTTTGCCCATCCTATTTTAGAATCAGCTACCTTAATAACTGTATCAGTAGGAAACAAATCTTCTGGAAGATCTGGTAGCTCATTTATATACTGACGTTCAACACTAAAACCTACACCTGTACCACACATAAGTATGTATAGTGTTTCATCAAATGCTCTAACATTATCTACAGCTACATAGCTACAGTTAAATCCTGCTACGTTATCCTTCTCTAATGCTGTACCTGCAGACATCAATGCTCTCATACTTGGCATAATGTTTAGATACAGTACAGCTTTCTCTAAGTACTTTCTAGTTTCATCAAACTGTGACTTACTTAAGTTGTGGTTTTCTTTTAAATGTTTTTCAAAAAAATCAAAGTATCGAGATACTGTTTCGTTCCAAGTTTCTCTACGTTGTTGTTCTTCGTTCCATCTAGCATATCTACTAAGATGTATAAACTGCTGATAGTTAGTAGGTAATTGTGTTGTCATAATGCAAAAGCCTCTGCAAGTTGTGTTGTTATTAATAAGAATGTTATAGAAGATAGCATAAGAAATATAACAGGCATAAGAGCATCCCAAAGCTCTACCTCTACTTCTAATGTTCCGTTCATTCCGTTAGCCATCATTTGTAAAACAAGATAAATAAAACATATTAAACTTTGTGTTAGTGCAAGCCCTGCTAATATTACTGCGGCTCGTATATCTGCAGTCCACATAAAGTATGTTCCTATACCCATCCCAAAAAAAGGTATCATATATAGTAATCTACCTAGCATTTGTTTTCTCCTCTACCCATAAGTGTATAGCTATTATAGCGTAGTGTATAATCTTTAATAAGTCTGCTTGATTTTTATAATCTCCAGTAACAGGATCAGGTTTCTTACCATAGCGCATAGCATACTTTATAATATTACCCATACAAAAACCATCACCGTGTCCTGCGTCAATAATCATATCTGTTGCTTGATATTTTCCACTAGCATAATGTTTCTCATATGTTTTATCTACATATCTTTTTATTTGTTCTATTGTATTTTCTTCGTTGAATTTATATTCCATTTATTTAAACCCTTCTGGTAAAGTTTCTTCTGAGTACCACTTAAAATTATTTGCTTCTGCCCATTCAGCGTGTGTTCTTTTAGTACCATCTTTTCTTTTAGTAGCCCCTGGCATAGGAGAAAATGGTTTCTGAAAAAGGAAGACAAGTTCCATTGTATCAGGTAAAGACTCTCTAATCCAGATGTACTTACTGTATTCTGCGTGATCCCAGAATCTACCTTTTGCTTCTATAATTATTTTATCTTTAACAAAGTCTGGTTCGTACTTTCTTTTAATAATGTATTCGATGTAATCAGAATGATGATCCCAATTCTTTAATATACCTTTATGTAGACTATGTTCCCACTTACTATCGTACCCTTTAGGTACTCCTTTTTCTTTTGGTCTAGCTTTTCTTGGTTTTCTTCTAGCCATTACTTAATACTTGAATCGTGATTCTTAACAAGTTGCCAGTATGAAAGTATACTGTTAAACATAGCAGCATGTTTAGAATGAGATTCTTTATCCCATATAAAAAATTTAATTGTTTCTATATTTTCTCTATCAATAAATATAGATATTCTTTCAGGATCTTTAGCTTCACATCCTTGTGCATAAGCTGAGAGTTGCATACCATGATCATCAAATACTAATTTAGCAGGATCTTTATCTTCGATATTGCTTTTAGTTTTAAAGTCTATAAAGATTCCTGATTTAGAATAAAGATCTATCTTACCTCCGTATCCTTCTTTAGCACAGAAAGATCCTTCTGCTATCCATTCTTCATCAGGATAATTTTCATCTAACCATTCTTTAATTATCTTATAAGGTTTAGATTTAGATCCTCCTAAGAATCCTGTCTCAATCATAGCGTGTATCTTTGTTCCTTCTTTTGCTGCGTTTAAACCAATACTCTTAGCATCGTTCTTACATCTATAAAGAAAAGCATTAAAGGTTTCATTCTCTAATTGTTTTAAAGTAATAGCAGATTTTAAAGCCTGATCTATCTTCCAGTTCTCTAAAGAAGGTTTAGCTATCATGCCTATTATAGTAGTAACAGAAGGTACTAATCCTAAGTTTCTTGCATCTCTTAAGTTTGTATTTCTTTCTTTACCGTTCACACCTATAATTGTATACATAGGTTCACCCTCTTGGGTATACCAATGTCCTGATTCAGATTTAAATTTACTAAAGTTATCTTTCGGTTTCATCATGTTCCTTTAAATAGTTAATAGCTTTTTCTAATAAACTTATATTATCTTTAAACATTCCTAATCCTCTGTTACACGACTCGCACAAAAAATCTCTAAATTTATCTGTAACATGGTCGTGATCTAAATTCCATTTAACTTCTTTACCTACTTCGTTTACATCCCCTACTAAACAAATAGGACATTTATGTTTTTCTGGAAGAGCGTGTGTTCTTTTTAACTTTGATAAGTAATTACTGTATTCACCTCTACATGTTTTACATTCTCTTCTTCTCCATTTCTTTGCAGCACAAGAATAAGGGAAAAAAGAAATAGGTAAAGATTTATTACAATCATAGCATACTTTAAACTCTTCTTCGTAATCTTCTTGGTTTATTTCTTTATCAAAAAGATTTAATTGATTAGTGTGTTTCACTCCAGTTATCTCCTATCTTATACTCTCCGTCTAAAGGACAATTAAGATTTAAAACATTCTGTGTATTTTTAATTGCCTCTACACCTAGCTTCCCTACTGTCTCTGCCTGATCTTCGATTACTTCTATCTGCCATTCATCGTGTACATTAGCTACAAACTTTGCGTTCAACTTTAATTCTTTTATTTGATTGTATAATAAGACAAGTGCAGTCTTCATAATGATTGCGCCTCCTCCTTGCAATAAAGTATTTAAAGATGAGTAAACTTTTCTTATGTGTATTACTCTGCCGTCTAATGCTTTAAGGTACTTTCTTGTTTGTGCCGCTCTTTCAACAGAAGTTGTAAGATTTCCAAGCGAGGGTAGATTGCGGATAAAACTAGATCTAAGTGTTGCACCTGCTTTAGAGTTTCCTCCAACCACGCTTCCAATTTTTGCATCTCCTGCTCCGTAGATGAGTGCGTAGATGAAAGTTTTTGCCTGACTTCGTGATCCAAGTCCAGCAAGGTTTTGATTTGTTGTGTGTATATCTCCGTTGACAATTTCATTTATGTATTCCTCGTTTTTCATATAGTGTGCTAATACTCTAAGCTCAAGACCAGACGCATCTATACCTACTAGCTTATATCCTTCTGGTACTGTCCAACATTCTCTACATTCTTTTCCATAAGGTTTGTTAGAGCTTGGTGTCTGGGCTACGTTTGGACTTCGATGAGTCATTCTCCCTGTAATAGCTCCGTTAGGTATAACAAACCCATGTACTCTTCCGTCTTTAGATAGCTCTAACCAAGAAGATACTTGTGCTACTCTTTTTTGTAGCATCATAAACTCTGCAATGAGCGTAGCTTCTGGTATGTCTTTAACTTTTTCTAATGTAGTTTCATCTACAATAGGTTGCCCGGTAGGTGTAAACTTGGTAGGTTTCCATCCAAAGTCTATAAGATATTCACCGATTTGTTTACGACTAGCAAGATTAAATGTTACCCACTTCTGCCTCATAAAAGGTTCTAAATTATTAGAGCGTAAACATTTACGCATCTCTTCATTAGTTAAACCTACTTTAGAAATCGTTCCATCTTTTCTTAACTTAGGTGTAACAAGTTTGTCATCTACCCATTTAGGTTTAAATGTTTCGTGTACTTTCTTTTCTATCTCTGCCATTTTAGAATTAAGTTTAGCAGCAAGCATGGTAGCTTTTTGTTCATCTAACATAAACCCATCTATCTCTTGCTCCTTCATTATCTTGGCAACAGCATGTTCAAGATCAACAGATTCTTGGCTAAAGTTTTCTACTTGTTCTAGTAATTTATAATAGACATCTGCATTTAACTCTACATCTTGTATGCAGTACTTTCCCATTTCCTCAGTATAGTTTTCCCAACTGTCAGGCTGTTGTGCTTTTCTTTTATCAGCTTCATTAGGATAAAGAATGTATCCCCAGTTTTCTAAACTGTGGCCACCAGTAAGAACAGGATTAACTAATCGAGAAACAACAAGCGTATCTTCAATGTGATTGGTAAGGTTAATATCAAAATGTTTTTTAAGAACCGGGATATCAAACCCTATAATATTGTGTCCAATAAGAACATCAGCACTAGCTATAAGGTCTGCTCCTTCTTGAAGTTTATCAGGAGGGAACAAGTAAGTTCCCCCACCAATAACTTTAGCAACGATACAATGTATTACGTTACCTTCAAGACCTTCTGTTTCTATATCAAATATTACTTTCTTAAAACGGTAATGTGCTATCTTGTTGGGGAGAGAAATCAGAGTCTGTTTCATATAGTCTTCCTGTATTAGAGTTATATTTAAGGCAACAAGCTAATCCAGTATCCCCTGTATATCTAGATTTTAAAACTCTTACCTTTGTTGTGTTTGCTTCTTCTATATCATCTGCCTGTTGGTTTCTTTCTAATGCAATTACACAATCAGAAAGTTGTGATATTCCTTGTGATCCTTTTAAGTGAGAGAGGGATACTTCAATACCCTGTTCGTGTCCTTT